GACTCTGTCGGCGCTGTAACGCTCACGATCGCCAACCCGATCATCGCGGCGACCGGCGCAGGCACTACGCTGCTCACCAACCGCGCGTTCCAGACCGTCAGCGCGGCCCCTGCGAACGACGCAGACATCACGTTCTTCGGCGACCCCGAAAAGACCTACACGCTGCCGTGCGTCTACCACCGCGACGCCATCGCGCTGTCGTTCGTCAAGCCCGCCCGCCCGTACAACGGCGAGTACAGCTACGCGACCGACCCCGTCACCGGCGTCACGATCCGCGTCTGGGCGTTCTCGGACGGCTCCAACGACGTCCACAGCTACCGCTGCGACGTGCTCTACGGCGTCAACAACATCGACCGCCGTCTTGGCACCAAGCTCAGCGGAGCAGGGGCGTAACGAAGCAGCGGACCGGCTGCCTCTCCCAGCCACCGCGCCAAGGGGCCGCTGCGTATTGAAAGTACGCAGCGGCTCTTTTCTTTGGACCGACAGCGTGTTATATGAGGACGTATGAGCGCCACCGCCTCCCAGATCATCACTGACGCCTTTCGGGAATCGAACCTTATCCCTGTCGGCAGCACGCCGACGTCAAACGAGAACACCGAGGGTCTGCGCCGCCTTAACGCGCTCATCAACTCGCTCATCTCGACGGCGTGCGGAGAACTCATCTTCGACTGGCAGATACCGCCTGTCGCCACCGCTCCCCTGTACGGCCAGGTGGCGAACCCACGCGACCCCTACGGCCAGACCGCCGTAACCACGACCTACCCGTTCCCGGCGATCAACACCCGCCTCCTGACGCAGCTTACGCAGAGCGCCACGGTCTACCTGCCGCAGTACCCCAACGACGGCTCGCGCGTCGCCATCGCCGACACCGGGTCAGGGTCGGGCCTGACACTCACCCTTGACGCCAACGGGCGCAAGGTCGAGAACGCCGCCACCGTCGATCTTGACCCCCTCACTGTCGGCCAGCGCGAGTGGTTCTACCGCGCCGACCTCGCGAACTGGGTGCGCCGCGCCGACCTCGCCATCGGTGACGAGCAGCCGTTCCCCGCCAAGTATGACGACTTCCTCGTCACCGCGCTCGCCATCCGTCTGTCGCCGCGCTACGCCGCCGAGATCGCCGAGGCCACCGCGATGACCTACAAGTCGACGCTGGCGGCGTTCAAGGCGCAGTACAAGCAGCCGACCGTGACGCCAGACACCTACGACATCCGCTCCATTCAGACGCGCCCGCGCGGCTATGGCTCGCTTGGACAGTTCATCGCCGGGAGTTCGTAATGCCCCCCGTCCCGCTGTCGCGAGGCGCCTATTCTCGCGCCTATGGCCGAGAGCCCTCCATCAAGTGCCTTAACAGGTTCTTCGAGGAGAACCCGTCGAACCAAGTTGACGGCGTCGCGCTGCTGTCGCGCCCGGCGACGAAGACCCTGCTCACGGTCGGCGACGGCCCCATCCGCGCCATGTACACGCTCAACGGCATTTTTGACGACGCTCTGTTCGTGGTCAGCGGAACGGCGCTGTACCAAGTGACGACGGGGCTCGGCGTCATCCCGATCACCGGCACAATCGCAGGCGGCGGAGCGCCGCGCATGGTCGGCAGGGCTGACAGCGACGGAGACCGGCTGTTTATCTGCGACGGCACGAACCTGTATTACTATGGCGGCAACGCCGTGCAGTCGGTCGGCGTGTTTACGCTGCTAGGCAACCTGTCTGGCGGAGAGACCGTCACCATCGGCGACGAGACCTACACTTTCGTGACGGCTCTTGACAGCGCCGGCGGCTCGCCTTTCGAGGTCGTCGTCGGGGCGTCCGCCGCCGACACCGTCGCCAACTTCATCACCGCCATCAACGGCGGCGCTGGCGAAGGCATCGTGTACGGCGAAGGCACGACGGCGTCGTCTTTCGTCACCGCCGTCGCCGCGTCCGGCGACGCCGCCACAGTTACGGCGATCACGGCGGGCTCGGCCGGGAACTCAATCGCGACGACCGACACAGTCGGCTCCGCCACCGGCGGCTGGGGCGGCGCAACGCTCAGCGGCGGAGCCAACGGCTCACTGACCACCATCTCCACGCCCGACAGCGTCGGCATCGTGTCTATCGACATCCTGGCCCAGCACGTCGTCTGCGTCGTCTCGAACTCACAGCGTTTCTACTGGATACTGCCCGGCGAAGAGACCATCGACCCGCTCAACTTCGCCGAGGCCGAGCAACAGCCCGACGAGCTCATCTCCTGCCGCACGCAGGGCGACGTCATCTGGCTGTTCGGTGAGGCGTCGTCAGAGGTGTGGTACGCAGACCCCAACGCCACCGACGCCGCCGCGCGTTTCGTGCGCCAGCAGGGACAGGCGTTCTCGCGCGGCATCGTCGAAGGCACCGACACGCTGATCGACGACACGCTGATCGTGGTTGGCGACGACAACCGCGTCTATGTCATTCGCGGCGGCATGGTCGCGGTCGACACGCCGTACATCAGCGAAGTCATCCGCCGCGCCGAGCGTATCCGCAGGGAGAGTGCGTAATGGCGTTTCCATACATTGAAGGCGGTCTCACTGTAGACCCTGCGTTCATCTCGACCCGCGCGGAGGTTACGCCGACCACTTATTCGCAAATATCGCCGCAGTCGACCATCATCACCGGCGAAGACGGCGTTCGTTACTACGTCGGCGGCGGCCAGTCCGGCGCTGGCGGCAACGGCACCACCCTGTACGTGGTCAACGCAGACACCAACGTCGTCGCGTTTACGCGCACCGGCCCGCAGTTGCAGGTCGACGCAGACGCCGCCGGCGTCACGACGGTGCCTATCAACAACAACCTCGGACAGAGCAACCTCGGCTACGTGGACGCATACGCCATTCCCGAGACGCCGTGTTTCATCGTCATTGGCGGCGGCGCTGGCGGCCTCAGCACGTCCAAGCGCGTGCTGTATTACAAGATCAACAGCGACGGCGACCCCGAACTGCTCGGCGGCTACGCTGGGCGTGTGGGCGGCCTCGACGTGCAGTTCTCGCCGCCGCAGTCGGCTGGCGACGCCTTCAGCGCCGAGGGTTTCATTATCACGAACCCCGTCGCGGGCTCGAACAACAACATCCAGTACGCCTACCCTATAGCGCTGGCGTACTACGGCGAGGGTCGTTCGACGATCACGATCGTGCCGTCGATCAACTACATCCTCGTAAACTCGCCCATTGTTGAAGACACGTCGAACAACTGGCTCGCCAAGGAGGCCGACGCGGGGCTCGTGTTCGGCGACAACAACATCCTGCGCGTTCTGGACAACACCGCTGTTTCGTCGCGCGGTTTCTTCCTGCCGCGTCCGGGCGGCGGCGCGCGGCTGGCATTGATGTTCTACAACACCACGCTCGACGCCGTAAACGCAGGCACAGAGGCCATTTCGTCTAACTTCCTTGACACCTACGCGCCGCTGTATCCGAACGGCCTTATGAGCGCCATCGACGTCGTGCTGTCAATCGACGGCTCGCCGTTTGGTTTCACGACGACGCTGGGCTCCGTTACGCCCGCCTTCCATTCGATCATCAAGAACCTCGACTTCACCCCGGCGTTCCCGTTTGAAGACGACGAGGAGAACTACGACGGCTCCGCCGGAACGGCGGCCGAGAACTACTACGCCAACCCCACCGTCTATCCGTCTAACGTCACCGACCCTGACGCGCCGTGGTTCCTGTTCTTCCCGCGCATTTACCGCAAGTCTGGCGACCGCGACAAGATGGGTATTCGCGTGTGCGCATATGACCCTGTCGAGGACGTCATCTATAACCTCGACTTCGGCAAAGGTCAGATGTACACGCTCGGCGTCGACGTCGACGCGGACACGAACCCGAACTGCGCGAACGTCTGGTGGAACCGGGACACTGGCCGCATCGACCTGCTCATCCGCAGCGAGTCGTCCGGCGAGGCAGGTTTCATCACCGTCACTTTCGGCTCTTTCTCGCCGGTAACGGCGACGTCCACGGCCAGTGAGGAACTGCTGACGCGCGCGTGGGCCTTTAACCTTGACTCTCACTCGTTCTACCCGCTGCGCCTCGGCCAGCAGGGCACCTTCGTCTACGACCTTTATACGCAACAGTGGTCGCAGTGGCAGACGCAGGGCTACGAGATCTGGAACGCAGTCCACGGCGTCGCCAAGTGGAACGGGATGATCGTCGCTGGCGACATCGCGGACGGGACCATCTGGCAGGTCGACCCCGACGCGACGCTGGACGAGGACACCAAGCCGATAACGCACACCGTCACCGGCATCCTGTCGAACCGCGAGCGCTCGCCACAGCGTCTCATGGAGCTTCGCGTCGCTGGGTCAGTAGGCGCGCCGTACATCGCCGGGGCGGCGGTCACGTTGTCGTGGAGCGACGATCAGGGGCAGACTTACTCAACGCCGATCACTGTTAACCTGGAGAGCGGCAACAACAGTCAGGTGGTGCGTTTCCGCTCGCTCGGGCGCTTCGATTCGCCGCTGCGCATCTTCGACATCACCGACGTCGGCGGCATGGTGCGTATTGACGGCGTGGACGTGGAGTTGAAATAGTGGTCACTGCCCCCACTGACCCGCCTGACCCGCTACGTTTCAACGTCCCCATCGTCTCCATCAAAGACGGGACGCCGACGCAGGAGTTCCTGCGCCAGTGGAACAGGCAGCGCGTCGTCAACGTCACGGTCGAGGACGTCACGATTGACTTGACTGCGCTGGAGACCGCAGTCGCCAATATCGAAGCCATCGACATCATCGCGGGCGTTGGCCTGTCCGGCGGTGGCTCGTTGGGCGACGGTCCAGCCGACATCACGCTGGACCTCGAAGATACCGCAGTCACGCCCGGCACCTACGGCAACTCGACCAACGTCGCGCAGATCACTGTTGACCAGCAGGGGCGCATTACCGCCGCCTCGAACGTCGTCATTTCTGGCGGCGGCTCCGGCAGCGGCGGCGGTGGCGGATACTGGACCTTCGTGGAGGAAGTGACAGCGTCCGCCGTTGCCGAGCTTGACATCGACCTTCCAAGCGCGACGCGCATCCTGTTGTCGATTGAGAGCCTGACGCCGGCGACAGACACAGCAGACCTCTATGCGCGTTTCACGAGCGACGGCTTCGCCAACATCATATCGTCTACCGTCTACAAGTGGTTTTTCCGACGCTCAAACGTCACCGGCGGCGTCGGAGCTTACGGGGCTGGCACAGGTACGCCTGGCAACCATATCGAGATGTCAGACAATGATGGCAGCGCCTCTGGTGAAGACGGATTCGGAGAGATAATCTTCACCGACCCGGCAAACGCTACGAAGCTGTCGAAAATGACGTTTGACCTCATGCGCATAGGAAGCGACGGCAACCCCAACCGCTGCATCGGCGCATGTAGTCTGTCGGCCGGAACAGCAATCAACGGCGTTCGCCTGTATTTTTCGTCAGGCAATATTGCGAACGCCGTCGTCCGGGTGTATGCTTCGACGTAATGAGCACCATACTTGTCATCGCCGGAGGCCCGTCAGTCAAGACACTCGATCTTGACATGGCCGCGAAGTTCCGAACCATCGCCGTCAACGACTCATGGGAGATCGCGCCGTGGGCCGAGGAGTGTTTCGCCGGCGACCATCGCTGGTGGCTGTGGAACGGCGCCCGCATCCTGCGCGAGTTCGAGGGCGAAATGTCGTCGGGGGTCGGTATCAAAGAGGCCCCGGACAACCGCGTCACCAAGTACATCGTCTCGCAGACCGAGGCGACGCTGTGGCTGCCGACACACGTCTACGGCCCCGACAGCGGCACGAAGGCGATCAGCCGCGCCTATCACCGCGGCGCAAAGACGATCCTGCTCGCGGGTTTCGACCTCGCCGCGGGGCCGCGCGGAGAGACCCACCACCACGGCAACCACAAGGTCGCGACCAACCCGGCAGACTGGGCCAAGTGGGGCTCGTGCCAAAAAAGACAGGTGGAGCTCCTGGCCGACAAAGGCGTCAAGATTTTCCGCGTAACCGAGCCGGGGCTGGAGTGTATCCCTTACCGGCCGCTGGAGACTTTTTATGAAGGTAAGCCGAGTATTCGAGCCGCGCGTCCTCAACAGGATTGTGAACACGCCGGAGATACTGTATTACGCGGCTCCGGGGTACGCCAGCTTTGACCTGACGGAGCTTATAAAAGACAGGAAAAACATAGTCTTACGAACCGGCCCGGCGTTCGCTGTGTTCGTTTATATCGAGCCCGGCCAGTATGAGGGACATTACCTGTTTCCGCCCGAGATAAAGGGCAAAAAAGCCGTTTCGGCGGCGAAAAAAATTCTCACCGAGATGTTTACAAAGCATCGCGCAATGCTTATACATGGTATGACTCCGCGATCCCATCGCGCGGCGCGCGTTATTAATCGTGCGCTCGGCTTTAAACCCATCGGCGCCGGCCGAAACGCATCCGACCAAGAGTGCGTGCACTACATTCTGGAAGCCGAAACATGGGCTCTCTCATCTCAGGAATTACCGGCCTAGGCCGCGGCGAAACCAACGCCAAGTACGCCCTCAAGGGCTACAACTACCTAAAAGACAACCCACTCATCAACCAGTCGCAGGACGTCGGCCAAGGCGGCCTCGACATCAT